GTATAATGTAGTATAATATAAGTGTAAGGAAGATAAAGTACCTGCTAAATAAAGAGTAAAGGAAGTCGGTTAAAATGAAAAATATTTTTGAAGAAGCTTATCAAAAGGAATTCCAAGCAATAGCTGCGTTTGATGCAGCAAAAAATGACGAAGAAAAAGAAAAAGCCAGAGAGCTTCATAATGAAACCTTTGGACAGATAGGTAGCCTTGGAGAATTTGCTGTTCATATTTGGCGCGAATATGAAAACTCTAGAGAACATGGCAACCTCAACTTAAATCTTTCCGAAATCGTTTGGGACCATCAAGTGCCTGAAATAGTGGCTTGCATGAAAGCAAACGGAATTGAAAATTTTACCTTTTCAGGTACCTACACAGAAGCAATTAGAACTGCTTGGCTGTTCCAGCAAGAAGGTTGCGTTCTTGAAGGATTTGTTGAAATCAACAGCAGATATACCGATGCTTATGGAGATAGCTTAAAAGTTCCTGCGTTACAGTTTAGAGTAAAATAAGAGCAAGGCGGTACAAAAAAGTACCGCCTTTTTATAATTATTTTTGAAAAAATACTTTACAAATAAACAAAAGTGTAGTATAATATAAGTATAGAAAGGAGGTATAAAACGTGGATCAGAATTTAAAAGATGCTGCCGAAACGGTTTCACTTATATTAAGTTCCGTATTAACGGCTCTCCAAATACAGGAGAAGTTAAAGAAAAAGCAGCAAAAAAAGAAGCCCCCTGTAAATCGCAAGTCCAGAAAGCGTAAATAAGAGGGCGGCAGGTAGGACGAGCAATCGTCCTCCTGCCTATATTCTACCACGTTTTAACAAAAATGAAAATACTAATTTGGTTGTTCACTATTGGCATTGTAGTCGAAGCAGTAAGAAATTTTCCTCAAATGAGCCTGCATGAATGGGTACTGTGGGCGCATGGCTTGGCTAGTGGAATTGTAATGTTGTATTGGTGGATAAGTAGGAGTTAACATGGAAAGTAAAAAATGGGGCGGTGTTCGTGAGGGAGCAGGCAGACCGAAAGGAAAGACTGCTGCTGGCGAACGCAAGGGACGCAATATTAGAGCGTTCGATGATGAATGGGAGCTTATAAAGCAGTTCGCAAAAATCGTCAAAACTGACCGCCAGCGTGCGGAAGAGCTGCTAAAATTATTATAGTTTTATTGGACAGTGTAAAAAAAGCACTGTCCTTTTTTATTGTAAAAAGATGGAGGTACATCATGGATTTAAGAAACAAAATTACATTAATGGCGTTATCAGACATTACGCCGTATGAAAACAACCCAAGAAACAACGAAGAAGCTGTTGAAAAGGTTGCTAACTCTATCAAAGAGTTTGGCTTCAATCAACCTATCGTAGTCGACAAAGATAATGTTATCATTGTAGGTCATACACGCTATCTTGCAGCACAGGAGTTAGGTTTAGCTGAAGCTCCGGTAATTGTTGCCGGGAACTTATCAGATGAGCAAGCAAGAGCTTATCGCCTGGCAGATAATAAAACCGGGGAACTTGCTGGCTGGGATTTTGAAAAGTTGGCGTTAGAGCTGGAACAAATCGAAAGTTTAGATATGGGTGAGTTTGGTTTTGAATCACATGATTTAGGCGGCGAAATAGGGGATTTTTTCGAAAATGCTCCTACATCTAATAGTAACGAGCATAAGCCTAAAACTATTACTTGCCCACACTGCGGCGAAGAATTTGAAATATGAAACTGTATTTAGCTGGCGGTATGAGCTACCGTGAGTTGCTATTTGGGGGGGGCAATAATGAAATTATTTCTTGCAGGTGATGTTCCGTGGCGCGAATTGATATATAGTAAGGCGATAATTAATTGTCCTACTGCCGAAGAAAATCAGGAGGGTAATTCAATGAACATAATGCTAGCTGATGGGGAAAGCAGAGCTGACAAGTTGGGAGAGCAAAGAAAAAAATATAAACCTTATATTCTCGAATCGTTTTTGCAAACAACCGAGAAGTCAGTAAAATATTTGCCTTATTATGGTGATTACATGCTCGATTCTGGAGCATTCAGCATGTTGATGGGTAATGCAAAAAAAGTTGATTTAAAAACCTATGTAGACTCTTATATTGCTTATGTCCAAAAATACAATGTACAGAAATTCTTTGAGCTTGACATTGACCCTGTTGTAGGCTACGAAGAAGTTTTGAAAATCAGAAAATACATTGCTGAAAAAGTCGGAAGGTCACCGATTCCTGTATGGCATAAAAGTCGTGGAATGAAAGACTTTATTGAAATGTGCAAGCGGTATAAGTATGTTGCAATAGGCGGTTATGTTAGCGGTGAATTTACAAAAGGTGAAGTTGAAAAATTTCCTTTGCTTATCAAAGAAGCACACTCGCATGGAGCTAAAATTCACGGTTTGGGATTTACTCAATTAAAATATTTGCCGCGCTTTCATTTTGACAGTGTAGATTCTACTGCGTGGGTATCTGGCAATAGATTCGGCGCAGTATATAAGTTCAATGGAAAAACGATGGTTAAATATAATAAGCCTGCAGGCATGCGAGTGAGAAATAAAGAAGTAGCTATTAATAATTTTATAGAATGGGTAAAATTTCAGGAGTATGCAAAAACTCATTTTTGAAAAGAGGTAATAAAAATGAAAAAAGCAGTTGTTTTATTAAGTGGTGGTGTAGATAGTACTACTTGTTTAGCCGTTGCAGTCAAAAAATATGGTACAGAAAAAGTTTTAGCCTTATCTGCTTTTTATGGACAAAGGCATAAAAGAGAAATTGAAAGCGCAAGAAAAGTCGCTGCTTTTTATGGTGTAGAGCATAAAGAAACTGATTTGTCGCTGGCGTTCTCTATGAGCGATTGCCCATTGCTGGCTAAAAGCACGCATGATATTAAACATGAATCCTATGCTGAGCAGCTTAAAGAGCTTGGTGGCGAAGGCACTGTTGATACCTATGTGCCGTTTAGAAACGGTCTGTTACTTTCTTATGCGGCCGCTGTTGCTGTAAGCGTAGAAGCAGAAGCTATTTATTATGGTGCTCATGCTGACGATGCAGCAGGGCGAGCGTATCCTGATTGTACGCCTGAATTCGTTGATTATATGAATAAAGCGATTTTTGAGGGTAGCGGACGAACCACACATCTTGAAGCACCGCTTATCAATCTAAATAAAGCAGGCGTTGTTAAGCTTGGATTAGAGCTTAAAGCACCATATCAGTTTACATGGAGCTGCTACGAGGGCGGAGAAAAGCCTTGCGGAACTTGCGGAACGTGTATTGACCGTGCGATGGCATTTGAAGCTAACGGCGTGAAAGACCCTGCGTTGGAGGATTAATATGTATACAGTAACAAAACGATTAGAAATTTCGGCAGCACACCAACTTTCTTTAGACTATGAAAGTAAGTGCAAAAATTTACATGGCCATAATTGGATTATCTGCGTAACTTGCCAAAGCGAAACCTTAGACGCTAACGGCATGGTAGTAGATTTCAAGCATATTAAAAACCTTGTTTCTGATATGCTTGACCATCAATATTTAAACGACGTTTTACAATGCAATCCGACAGCAGAAAATATTGCTCGCTGGATTTGCGAAAAAGTCCCGCATTGCGTTAAGGTGTCGGTACAGGAAAGCGAAGGGAATGTTGCCGTGTATGAAATATAATGTGGTGGAAATTTTTAAAAGTATCGAAGGAGAAGGAAAGCGAACCGGCTATCCTTCTGTATTTGTTCGTTTGGCTGGCTGCAACCTGCGTTGTAGTTATTGCGATACAATCTATGCTCAACAATTCGCAGATGCTGCCAGCAGTTTTAATGAGCAGGAGCTTATGGATGAGATAAGCGAGTATAACTGCAAGCGCGTAACCATTACCGGCGGTGAACCGCTCCTACATGACTTACAGCCACTACTTGAGCTGCTACACAAAGCCAAATATGAGGTAAATATCGAAACAAATGGTGCTGTACCGCTTTACAAAAAAAGGTTAAGCGGTATTTTTTATACCATTGATTACAAGTGCGGCACGTCTGGCGAATCTAATAAAATGCTCATGGATAATTACAAGCACCTTAACGCAAAGGACGTTATAAAATTTGTAGTTGGCAGCAAAGAAGATTTTAACGACGTAGACCGGGTGCTTGACTATTGCAAAAAAATCAAATGCCAGGCAAAAGTTTACATCTCGCCAGTGTGGGGCGCAATCGAACCTGCGGAGCTTGTAGAGTACGCAAAAAATTCGCCGTATAACATCTGCGTACAAGTGCAGCTTCATAAAATTATTTGGGATAAAGATAAAAGGGGCGTGTAACATGGACGCTAAAAAGTTAGAGCAAGCCGCAAGGCTTATTATTGAGGGCATTGGTGAAAATCCAAACCGAGAGGGACTAATTGAAACCCCTAAACGGTTCGCAAAAATGCTAATGGAGCAATTAGAGTACGCCAGTGTTAGCAACGACGAAATCGCAAAAAAATTTAACAAATGCTTTTCCTGCGATAATGATGATATGGTAGTGCTAAAAGGCATCAACTGCTTTTCTTATTGCGAGCACCATATCGCACTCATGTATAATATGACTGTTGATGTAGGCTATATCCCTAACGGTAAAGTTATCGGCATTAGCAAAATTGCACGTATTGCTGACGCAGTAACAAAACGTCTACAAATCCAAGAACGTATCGGCAAGGAAATTCGTGACATTCTTACTAAAATTTTAGGCACAGAAGATGTCATTGTGGTTATTCAAGGCGAACACTCCTGCATGACTGCTAGAGGAATTAAAAAGCCAGGAGTAAAAACAAAGACTGCTTCATGCGGCGGACAATTCTTGGTAAACGCCGAACTGCGAAAAGAATTTTACATTGTAGACAGCAAATAAAATCTAAAGAAAGGACAGGTGTTTTAATGTGCCAGCACGAGGAAATGTTAGCAATTTAAGGCCTGTCCGAAGCAAGGATGAAGCAAGAAAAAGAGGAACTGTTGGCGGCAAAAAATCCGGTGAAATAAGACGGGCGAAAAAAAACTTACAGCAGATAGCAAAAACGATACTTGAATCACAAGTACACGACGATAAAGCAAAAAGCTTTTTACACGCTTTCGGCTTAGACGAGCAAGATCAAAACTATCAAGCCTTAATGATAGCGAAGTTGCTTAACAAAGCTTTAAAAGAAAGTGATGTTAATGCAATTCGCACTCTTGCTACATTGGCAGGAGCTGACGGAGGTATATTGTCGCTGGCGGAAGATGCAAGCGTTGAAACAATAGACGCTTACCAATCTATCTACATTCCAAATAACGGCAGAGATACATTTGAGCCGCTGTATCTAACTCCGCAACCAGGACCGCAAACAGCTTTTATGTGTTCTTCTGCTGATATAGTAATTTATGGTGGAGCAGCTGGCGGCGGAAAAACCTTTGCACTTCTCCTGGAAGGATTAAGGCATAAAGATATAGCAGGATTTAGCGGCGTTGTGTTTCGAAAAAATTATACTCAAATCACAGCTTCAGGCGGTTTGTGGGATGCCGCTAACAAAATATATGGACAAGTGCAAGGCGCAAAACCTAAGAAAACTCCAAAACTACATTGGTTTTTTAGTCCCAGCGGAGCAAGAATTCATTTTGCGCATTTGGAGCGTGACGAAGATTTGCAAGGCTGGCAAGGCTCAGAAATCTGCTATCTAGCATTTGACGAGCTGACGCATTTTAGCCGACACCAATTTTTGTATATGCTTTCTCGTAACCGTTCAACGTGCGGTATTCGTCCTTATGTAAGAGCGACGTGCAACCCGGACAGCGATAGTTGGGTAGCTGATTTTATTTCTTGGTGGATAAATCAAGATACAGGCTATCCAATCTACGAGCGCAGCGGTGTTGTGCGTTATATGTGCGTCCTGAATGATACGATTTATTGGGGAAGTAATCCGCATGAACTCGCAAAGGAACACGGCGTAAATGTTGAAGAATGCAAGTCGGTTACGTTTATAGCGTCTAAACTGACAGACAACAAGGTTTTAATGGCTAAAGACCCGTCGTACATGGCTAACCTTAAAGCGTTGGCAGAAATTGACAAAGAACGTCTTTTATATGGCAACTGGAAAATCCGTCCTGCTGCTGGTATGTACTTTAAAACAGAAAACTTCACTTTTGTTGATGCTGTACCGAAAAATATCGTTGCTTATGCACGTTCTTGGGACTTGGCAGCAACAGAGCCTACGCCGCTTAACCCAGACCCGGACGCAACAGCAGGCGTGTTAATGGGACTGCTTGACGATGGCAGAGTAATTGTTCTTGATGTAAAGCGCAAGCAGATAAAGGCGAATGACGCTAGGAATCTTCTGCGTAACATGGCAGCAATAGACCAGGGCAAATATAAATTTGTACAAATCACGATACCGCAAGACCCAGGGCAGGCAGGCAAGGCGCAAGCTCAAAGCCTTGTATCAATGCTTGCAGGTTACTCGGTGGAGATTGTATCGCCGACAGGCAGCAAAGAGGTTCGTGCTACTCCATTTGCTTCACAGGTACAGGCAGGGAACGTGCTTCTCCTTAAAGGCGAGTGGAATGATATGTATTTGTCAGAGCTTGAATCTTTCCCCGAAAGCAAGCATGATGATATGGTTGATGCGTCCAGTGATGCGTTTAACAAGCTCATGAACTCCCGCAGCTGGGGCGGCTTAACGAGCTAGGAGGAATAATGGTAAAAAGAAAAGATAATTCAATTCGTGCAGATAGCGGCTTTAAAGATGCTTTTATTACACGTAAAGCTCGCAATTATGAAGGTCTGTTAAATGAGCGAAAACTCACAGACTTAACATTGGCTACAATGTACAGAAATGCTCTCGTGCGAAGGATTGTTACACTTGTTGCCGATGATGCTATGAAAAATTTTATAGAAATCGAAGGCGATTCTGACGATTGTATCTTGCAGGAACTTGAAACGCTGTTTGTTCAGGAAAAGCTTACAGAGGCTTTATATTGGGACAGACTGTTCGGTATGTCTTGTGCTCTTATCCTTGCTGACGATGGGCAGGAATTAAGCGAGCCTATTAATATCAACCGTTTACGCAGGATTAACGGATTAGAAATTTTTGATAAGCGAGATATTTACCCGGACACAACCTCAATTTATCTTGATACAGATATTCGAGATGCGAACTTTGGCAAGCCGGAGTTTTACACAATTTCGCCACCGAACGGAAATCAGTTCAAAGCACACAGAAGCAGACTGCTGGTTTTTGACGGCGAAATGCTGCCAAAGATAGAGCGCATTGCTAATAATGGTGCTGGCTTATCCTGCCTGGATGGTGTTCCGGCTGCGCTGAACCGTGTAAAAACTGCAATGAATAAAACAATCGACATAATGGATAAGGTTAGCACGTCACTGTTAAAGCTAGAAGGCTTAAGCAATCTGCTGGCAAAAGAAGACGGCACGCAAACTGTTATTCGGCGTTTAGAGCTGATAGACTACTCACGCAGATTTAATGGCAGTGTAGCCGTCGACAAGGAAGATGAATACGGCATTTTCAATATTCCGCTTACAGGTTTAACGGATATTATTCAAGAGTTTGAGCAGGCTTTATGTGCTGTTACCGGGTATCCTTTTACTGTTTTGTTTGGGCGTTCTCCGGCTGGCATGAACAGCACAGGCAAGAGCGACTTGCAGATTTACTACGATACCGTCAGACGTATTCAACGCAGGAAGATTCGTCCTGCGTTAGAGTATCTTGTAAGACTTATTCAGCTTGCGAAAGAAGGGCCGACCAACGGCAAGGAACTTGAAAAGTGGAGCATTAAGTTTAAGGCAATCGAACCGCTAAATGATCTGGAGCAAGCCAATGTTGACAAGACACAGGCGGAAGTAAGAGCCGCCGTTGTTAAGCTTGTTTTTGACCTGGTTGATAATCAACTGTTAGATGCAACGCAAGCACGCCAATACCTCAAAGAGCGTGGAGATATTCCAGTTACAGAAAGTGAGCTGGATTTAGATGATGAAGAAACAGAAGAAATCGATACGCTACCTTAAAGTAAAGAAGCGTCCGAAATATCCAAAGAATTTTGAGCGTGATTATTATCGCGTCCTCAGAGCCGTTGTAAGACGTTTAAAAAGTGCCACGAATAACAATATACCTATGCTGGCATATTCGTTGCGCCAGGACGATGACAGCACTGTTACGGATGCTTTCGTTCAGGCGATACTTGCCGAGCTTTTAAAGAGTATGACTATTGAGGAAGCTATGAGCGAATTAGAGCTTATTCTTGCTGGCGTGTCCAGCGTTGTCGATGCTAATGTTATCAGTGCTTTTGCAGAAGCAGTCAGCGTTGATGTGTTTTTGAATGATTCAGTTTTACTTGATACAGTAAAAGCGGAATGGAAAGCGCAGCAGAGCAGGCTTGTGGACAGCATAGTCAATACCTACATCGAAAAACTGCAAATTATTGTAAGCAATGCTGTTCAGCGTAGCACTGCTATGAGTGAAGTTAAAGAAGAAATCAAGGTGCTGCTTAACACTACCGACAAGCGGGCGAAATTTATCGCAAGGAACGAAGTAGGCAATCTGAACGGCATTATAACAATGCGTAGGCAGGTTGATTGTGGTATAAGCGTGTATCAATGGTCATCGTCACATGATGAACGCGTCAGACCTTCTCATGCTGAAATGGATGGGAAATACTTCTATTGGAACAGCGACAAGGTGGGGGAGATTAACGGCATAAAAGTTTATCCTTCTCCGAAATATCATCCGTGTATGGATTATAACTGCCGTTGCGTAGCATTACCTGTTATTGACCTGGAGCAATGGAACATGACAACAGCAGTTCCAATGGGTAAGGTTGATGTAAAGAAAAGCAAAGAATTAAGCTAGAAGGCGTATGCGAGAAATTGCATATGCTTTTTATATACCCCAAAATAAGGAGGTGAATTTTTTGGGAAGTGTACAACGATATGAGCGCCTTGACTCATGGATGCTTGTTGGCTGTGCAGTTACTGACGCTGACGGCTTCTTGCGTGACTCTCCAATCGTGGCACGTACTGGCATATATATATATCAACAGCCAGACGGGACTATTATACGAGAATACCGACCGCCTGAGGAAGTATTTGACACTGACAGCGAAGCAAGCTTTGTCGGCAAGCCTATTGTGGTAGGACATCCTGCCAGCGGTATTGTAAACAGTGATACCGCACAAGATTTAGCCATTGGCACGATTCTATCCAGCGGCTATCAGAAGGACGAAACAAATATTGCCTGCGATATTGTTATCCATAATCCCTCTGCCATCGGTGAAAAGCGTGGCTTGTCTTTAGGCTACAGAGTGGATATCGAAGAAGCCCCAGGCATTACACCTGACGGACAGCAATATGATGTTATCCAGCGCAACATTCGTATCAATCATTTAGCCGTTGTTGATAGGGCACGTGCAGGAGCAAAAGCACGTCTGAATCTTGACGGTGACGAAATTATCGAAGGAGTAGAAACAAAAATGAAAATTAAAATTGATTCTGTTGATTTTGAAGTTGATGAAAAAATTGCCAACTACGTCAACTCTCTGCAAAACAAAGAAGAAAACGCTCGTGTAAAGCTTGATACAGCTAACACTGAGCTTAAATCTGTAAAGGAGCAAAATACCGCTCTTAAAGCTGATGCTGACGACAAAAAAGCTAAACTTGACGCAATGACCGCTGAACGTGACGGCTTGAAAGCTAAAGTTGATGCTGCTGACGCTGAAAAGGAGAAAGCTGTAAAAGAGGCTGTTGAAGCTGTAAAGGCTGATATGCAGGAACGTGCGGAGCTTGAAGAAACCGCTAAAATTGCAAAGGTTGAAAAAACCGATGGCTTGACCAACGCTGAGTTGAAAGAAGGCATTGTCAAAGCTGCATTTGGTGAAAGCTTTAAGCTTGACGGTGTATCCGAAGCTTATATTAACGGAGCATATTCTGCTGCTAAAGAGATGCTTCGCAATGATAACGCAAAAAATCAAGCTGTAAAAGCTAAAGGCGGTGCTGAAAAGCAAGAAGCTAAGAATGATTCTGCTAACGATGCACGTAGCCGCATGATTGCACGTATGCGCGGCGAAGAATAAGAAAGAGGTGAATACAATGGCAATTACTAATTATGCATTAACCATGGAAAAATCTTTTGCAGGTGCGCTGTATGACTTGTCCTCTCATACTGTAGATTCCTTTGCTGTTGAAGAAACTGACGGTATTGGCGTTGCTTGCGCCGTTATCCGTGGCACTGACGCAGAGCATCAGGTAAAATCTCCGTCCGCATCCGGTGACGGTGCGAAAGTTATCGGCGTTACTCTGCATACCCACATTGAGCCGCCTGAAGCTGGCAAAAAGTATTATCCGCAAAACTACACTGTTCCTGTTGTAACTAAAGGCCGTGTATGGGTAACTACCGGAGGTGCTGTTAACGCAGGTGATGAAGCACGTCTGAAACTTGCTGACGGCACTTTTGTTAAAGATGCTGTTGCTGCTGGCACTATTGAAGCTCTTGGCTGCGGTGCTAAATTTATTACTTCCTGCGACAAAGCAGGCTTGGCAGTTATCGAAATTGGTTGATTAGAAAAGAAGAGGTGAAATAGTAATGACTCAAATGCACTATGATGAATTAGACCTGAATGTTATTGAGCGTTGCGACGGCTTGCGTAAAGACGCAGGCGATACTATTTTTGTTGCAAAAGAACTTGAAGCTGTAAAGGCAAAAACCTATGACCAGAAATTCGCTAATCTTAATGCGCTGAAACTGTTTGATATGTCCTCTGACGTTGACCCCGGCGCTGACACTATCAGCTATCAGTCCTTGGGTTCTGTTGGCATGGCAAAGACTATCGCCAACTATGCAACCGACTTTACTCGTGTAGATGTACTGGCTGAAGAACACATTGCTAAAGTTATTGCTGGCGGTGCAGCATATGGCTACACCATGCAGGACTTGCGCCGTGCTGCTATGGCAAGAAAACCGCTGACTGCTCGCAAGGCTATTGCTGTTCGCCGTGCTCTCGACGAATATATTAACCGCATTGCTTTCCGCGGCGATGCTAAATATGGTGTTGTTGGTATCTTGGAGAACCCGAACATTGGCAACTATACTATTCCCGACGACGGCTCCGATTCTTCTACTAAATTCAAAAATAAAACCGCTGTTCAGATTCTGCGTGATATGAACGGCATTATCAATTCTGTTAGCAAACAGACCAATGACGTAGAAAACCCGAATACCCTGGTACTGCCGCCAGAGCAATACAACTACATTGCTTCCACTCCGTATTCTGATGTTGTTGCGGATTCCATTCTGTCTGTTTTTAAACGCAATAACCCGGATGTAACCGTATTGAAAGCCAATGAGCTGACTGGCGCAGGTGTAGGCGGCTTGGATATGATGATTGCATACGTTAAAGATGCAGACCATCAAACCCTGGAAATTCCGCTGCCGTTCACTCAGCACACTATTCAGCAAAAAGGCTTGGAATTTGAAGTCCCCTGCGAGGTTCGTACCGCTGGCGTGTTGATTTACTATCCGCTGTCCATGAACAAGGCTTCTGGCATCTAATCTGACTATATACTGCCCTTTCGCATGAGAGGGCATTTTATTTTTTAGGAGGAACACAAATGAAAGTTAAAAACATCTCTAAAGCTGTAATTAATATCGACGGTAAATATATCATGCCTGATCAGTGCGGCATCGTTGGTGATGAATGGGGCGAAAACATTATTGTAAAAGCCTACATCAAAGAACGAATGATTACTGTTGAGAAAGGCAATGCTAAAGAAGCAAATGTTGAAGATATGACCGCAGACCTTGCAGGACTGTCCGCTGAATCCAGCAAGCGTTCTTTGACTGCTTTCGCTAAGAAATACAATATTAATGTAGAGGGCGCAGAAACCGCAGAAGATATTTATTCAGTTATTTTTGCTTTTGTAAGCATGGCAAAGAAAAATGTTAGCGGAAACTGAAGATAAAATAAAGCAAGCTTTTTCTGTTATCTGCCCCGAACTGATTCTTACTGATGAAGAATTAGAAGTCTACATTAATCTTGTTTCGCCTATGTTGTCAGAAAGTGTTTTTGGCAATATGTATATAACAGCATTCGTTTATCTTATGGCGCATCACGTTGTCCTGCGTCAGCTTATTGCGCAGTATGGAGAAAACGGTTCATCTGATGTTGGTATTACAGGCTCTGTAACGTCTGAAAAAGAAGGTGACTTGCAACGTTCATATGGTGACAAGTCAGCTTCTTTCGATATGTTGGACAAGACGTACTATGGCATTGAATTTAAACGTCTGCGCTCTATGTGCGTTGTTCCGATAGTAACAAGATGGGATAATGCGTTATGAGTAGAGTAGAGGATAAAGATTTAGGTTTAAATCGTATCATACGAACGCTAAACAAAGACCTTGACGGCGTTGTGGTTAAGGTTGGTGTACAAGCTAAAGACAAAGCTGTACGGCGAGGGAAAGGCGGAAGCATTCGCAACACTGACCAGCCGTTGGCTGTTATTGCAGCGATACATGAATTTGGACTGGACGATATGCCCCAACGCTCTTTCCTGCGTTCTGCGTATGATGAAAATTTGCCTATGATTGACAAAATGATTCAGCGTGTTGCCAATGGTGCTGTATTTGGACTAGGAACAAACGCTGCTCTTAATCAGTTAGGCAATGTTGTACAAGGTATGGTTCAAAGAAAAATCGTCGACGGACCGTTTGTCCCGAACTCTCCTGCTACAATAAAGCGCAAGAAAAGTTCCAAACCATTAATTGATACCGGGCATCTGCGACAATCAATTCGCTATGTCATTGAAAGAAAAGGTGCTAATCATGAGTAGTTTTAGAAAGCTGATAACTGTCCTGCGTTACAACGGCAGTCCTGAACTGCTTGCCAACGGAACCTATATGTATCCTACACCACAAGAGTTTAAAGTGTTAGCCAGTGTGCAGCCGCTTAAAGCTAATGAAATGATGTTACTTCCTGAAGGTAGCAGGACTGCTAGAGCAGTAAAAGTATATACCGACAAGGAACTTTATGTTGATGACCAACGAACAAATACAATGGCTGACCGCTTTAAATGGCGTGGAAAGCTTTTTGAAGTGGTTGCCAGCGATATTTTTCAAAGTGATGTTATTAACCATTACCGTGCATATGCAGTAGAGGTGAGCGAATTTTGAAAGAAGCTAATACTCGTACTGACGTATTGAATTTTTTTATTTCAGTATTACAAAAAATATATTATCCGATTCCGATTCGCAGAGCAAAGATGAAACCTCCAGCTGTAAATGAATTAAACATCGTCGTTGATCTTCTGGCTGAACACAGTATAGGGAACGAGGTTGTTTTTTTAACTGAAACAGCACAGTACAGCAATGCGGGTATCATTGAAGCTACGTTAAACATACAAGCTCTCGGCGAGGGTGCTGTTGAACTTCTGTCGAAGCTTAAACTTTATCTCGAAATGCCGGATATGATTAACTTGTATGATTCTGCAAATGTGGCTATAAACAGTGTTGAGCAAGTGCAAGACATTACAACTTCATTGGATGGCAGGACGTGGCAGGAACGAGCGTCGGTTGATTTGACTGTTTCGTACTGCCGTGAGCTGCTTATCCAGGGTGCAGAATGGTTTAACAAATTAAAAATAAACGGCACCACGAATAACGGCAAGGATAACAACGAACATCCTGCTGACGGCGATACGATTGTAAAAGTTGAAATCACGGGAGAATTAGAAAATTAAGGAGATGAAAATATGGCAAATATCGACAGATTAGTCAATGTGCAGATTGCTTTGAATACAACAGGTATTTCATCCAATGGCTTTAATACACTGATGATTGTATCTGCACATGAGCACGCTGCTCCGGCGTATGTATTGACCATTACGGACGCTGACCAGCTTTTAGATTTAGGTTGGAACGCTGAGGATGCTGTGTATAAAGCTGCATTACAGGCTTTTAGCCAGATTCCGCATTATGAGAAAGTCAAAATCGGTAGAATGAACTCTGATAGCTCCGCTGCTGATAACATGAATAAGATTTGTGCTGTTGACAACGATTGGTATGGCTTGTGCTATGTTGACCGTACATCTGCAAAAATCATGGAAATGGCAGAATGGGTTGAAGCTCATACAAAGCTGTATGGTACATCTGTTGCCGAAGCTGATGCGTTGCAAGCTGGCGTTGCAACAGATACAGGCAGTAAGCTGAAAGCGAAAAATTATTATCGCACTTTTGTTTTTTATCATAAGGAAGCAGAAAAGGAATTTCCTGAAGCAGCTGTAATGTCCAGATGCTTTACTGTATATCCCGGCGGTGAAACCTGGGCCAACAAAAAGCTTTCCGGCATTTCAAATGATGATTTAACCGAAACAGAATATCTTGCATTGACTGCCAAAAACTACAATACCTTTGAAAACTTCTCGGAGAACGTCAGCATTACTCAAAACGGCAAGACTTGTGCAGGTGAATGGATTGATGTTATCCGCTTCCGTGACTGGCTTGTCGAAACCATTAAAACAGAAGAATTTGCAATGCTTATTAATCGTGAGAAATTGCCGTACACTGATGATGGCATTGCGCTTGTCGAAGGTGTGCTGAATAAAGTTCTGAAGCTTGGTCAAGACCGTGGCGGTATCGCTCCGACTGAATATGATGATGGCAACAGAAATCTTGGCTACACTATTACAGTTCCTAAAGCTGCTAATATTAGCGCAAACAAGAAAGCACAAAGAGTTCTTGACGATGTAAAGTTTACCGCACGTCTTGCAGGTGCTATCCATGCTGTTAACATTAATGGTTCTTTGACTTATGAGAACCTTATTCAAAAGGCTTAAAGGAGGACAATTAAATGGCAAGAGTTAAAACATACGACCCGAAGAAAGTTAAGGTGCTGTTCGGCTCGCTTATCTTGACTGGCGTTGATGAAGGCACTTTTATTAATGTTGAAACGCAAGGTGACGGAATTTCCGCTATTGTCGGCTGTGACCAGGAAATTGTCCGCAGTATTGACCCGTCCTCTGTCTTAAAGCAAGTTACTGTTACTCTGTTGCAGTCCAGCTCCAGCAATGCAGCGTTAAGCTTGATTCAAGATGCAGACAATCAAAATGGTGCAGGCTTGTTGCCGTTGGTTATTAAGGATTTAAGCGGTGACAGCGTTATGGTTAGCGATCAGGCATGGATTGTTAAGAAACCTAACTTTCAGCGTGGCAAATCTGCTTCTGACGGAAAATGTGAATGGGTATTCATGGCTGTTGTTCCCGACGAAGCATTTTTAGTTGGCGGACATAGCTAAGGAGTAAAAAATGAGACAAGCAAAATATGAAGTTAAAAATCGCAAGATTGGCGTGAACACCTTCTATGTTCGTGCTTTTCCTCCGTTGCAAGGATTAAAACTGTATGGTGACCTGCAAAGAGCTGTTACATCAGCTTTAAAAGACGGGTTAACTCCGAACGGCGAAACTGAGGACATGAAAGAAGCATTGTTAGGAGCGCAGATTAACGTCGGTGCTATCATTGCTCAGTTAGGCGAAAGCTTTAATGGTGAAGTACTGGCACAGTTCTCTGAACGTCTGCTTGATGCTGAATATGTCAGCGTAAAGATTAAGGGTGAAGAAGAAGCTATTATGTTAACCGAAGACGTTATTAATGAGCTGTTTACCGGCAAGCTTGTTGATATGCTGAAATTGGAGAAATTTATTATCGAGGTAAATTTTGGCGATTTTTTCGATTTAATTCCCAACCTCTCTGGATTCCGCGAGATGTTGGTGAACAAATAGAGATACCGGGTGCGGTTAGCCCGGCGCTGACCGCTGAATCATTTGTTTGGCGGCCAGTGCTGGCAAAAGTTGTTACAGTAACTGAAATTAAAGATGGCACGGTAACTTTAGGTGACTTGTGCAAAATAAACGCCCTGCTTGATATGCAGAGCGATATTCAGAAGTATCATCTTGACCACCCAAAAAAGAAAGGAGCTGATGCGCCGTGGACGTAAGAAGTCTGGTTATTGCGATTGGCTTTAAGGTAAACAATTCGAATGTTAAGCAAGTAGAGCAGACAACTAAAAAAGTTAAAACAGGACTTGAACGTGTTGGGGATTCTGCTGATAAAGCTGGCAATAAAGTAGATAGTTTATTTTCTAAGTTAAGCGGTCTGGCTATGTTTGCTGGCGTATCACTAACTCTTGGAAGCATCGTTAAAACGATTGACGAATGGAAGGTTATTGAAGGTCAGGTAAACAACGTAACCAAAAGCCAGCAGGAATCAAAAGCTGTTCAAAAAGAGATTTACAATATTGCAAGCCGTACTCGTCAGCAATACGGCTCTACCGCCGAGCTTTTTACATCTGTCGCACGTAATGCACAGGAGCTAAAGAAAAGCACTAAAGACATTTTGCTGTTTACCGAAGATGTTTCAAACGCAATGTTGCTGGGTGGCGGTGATGCTTCATCTCAGCAAGCTGCGTTGGTGCAGTTAGGACAGGCTTTAGGTTCTGGTACGTTGCGTGGTGATGAACTGAACTCCATTTTAGAGCAAGCACCTCGCCTTGCGAAAGCTATTGCCGATGGCATGGGAACTACAATCGGTCAGTTAAGGCAGATGGGCAGCGAAGGCAAATTAACTGCACAAGATGTTTTTAATGCTATTCGTGGGCAATCTGACCGCTTAAAAATGGAGTTAGGTAAAATGCCCTGGACTATCGGGCAGGCATCTAACAAAATGCAAAACGCGGTCGGAAAGTTTTTTAAGGAATTTGAAGATAAGACAGGCATTATAGACAGCATGGCAAAAAGCATTGCGAAATTTGCAGATTATGTTGAAAAAATCAATCTCGATAACTTTATTTCGGGTTTGCGAATTGCAGCAATTTACGCAGGTGTTCTTTTTGGCATGGCAAAATGGAGTAGCTTTGTAATGATGCTTGGAACTGCTGTGAAATGGATTGTTGCCGTTAGAGATGCGTTAATGCTGGCAACAGGTGCTCAAATAGTGTTTAACAGCCAAACGCGAAAGGGAGCAGCTATGCAGATGCTAATAATGGGTAAATTCCTCTTAATCGCAGCTGCGATTGCATTTGTTGTCTTGCTTATTCAAGACTTTTACAAATGGATAACTGACCCAACGGCTGATACAATGATGAAACGATGGTTTGGCGACTTTGACGCTGTGAAGAACAAGGCTAACGAATTTCTGACTATGCTTGAAAATAGCCCTATTCGTTTTATTCCTATTTTTACATGGATTTGGATTATCCTTGAGCTTATTCGCGACCTGTATCGTTGGTTCTCTGGCGGTGATAGCGTTATCGGCAGTGCATTGACTGGCTGGGGCGAAAAATGGCAAAACTTCTGTAATTGGTTTAAGGAAGCATGGGATTCCGTTTCTAAAGCATTTGAAGATTTCTGTAACATGCGCGTCATTGATATTATTAAGCTTGCCATTAATTGGCTTGGTAAACTTGGTGATAAGATTGCCGAAACAGCAAGGTCATGGGGAGAGAGCTTGAAAGAAAAATTTGGTGGACCTCTTTGGCCGTCAATTAAAGAAGGCTTTGTTAATTTTGTTAACAAAGGCGTTAACGGCACTGGCCCTGCTGCTCCTAATGATTTGAGTTATTATGGCAAGGTTGGGTATACGCCTATGAGTGCGTCTACTAGTGTTAACAATAGCGGTAACCAAACCAATTATATTACTGTTAACACGAGTAGCAATGCTTCTCCGTCAGATATCGGCGCAGGTGTTGCAAACGGCATTCAGCGTAGTAATGGTGGTCTAAGCGGCGCAATCGATAGCTCTAACCCTGCTTTCGAGTATTACTAGGAGTGACAATGTTATGCTGGCAGATATTTTAGGTTACAACATTAAAAATCCTACGCAAGTTGGTTCTCTGAAGGTTGATATAGTAAAATCTTTTGAATACACCTATGATCAGGACGTAACAGGACACCCGGTAGAAACAGGCTTTGAAATTGCTGACCATATTGTTAACAAGCCTTTAAAACTGACAATGACTGTCGGCATTTCGTCTACTCCTGTAACGTGGTTTTATAAGAATGGGTGGGGAGAAAAGAAATTTGCTAATGGCCTCCAGCTTTTAGAGGAAATCAGAGATAAGAAAGAGCCTGTGTCCATTATTCGTCCTGAAAAGAAGTATGACAACATGGTTATGACTTCGTGCCGGGTAAGCAAACAGGATTCGTCCAAAAGCATTATTTATGCTGACTTGGCTTTTCAACAGATTGTTAAGGTAACAACGCAGACAACAACGATACCAGAGAATGTCGTTACTGCTTCGCAGGAAGAAAACGCAGGAGAAACAGCAGCGAACGCAGGCGCAGCAAAAACATCTTCTGTTGACGTTGGCGGAGGTTCTGCTAATATTCCTGACAGTAACATTTCCGGTGGTATTAGTGATTCTTTAGGAAGCGAAACCTCAACAAATAAAAGCTGGCTTGCTGGCGGAGTAGATAATATTAAAAGCGGATTAGGCTTGCTGTTTTAGGAGGTAACATGATTACGATTAATTTTGCTGACGGCAATGATGTTGTTTTTAGCGTTCCTTTTGACGGCAAGAAATATAAGGTAAGAATGTGCTGGAACCATGAAGGGCAATTTTGGGCATTGCACCTTTGGGACGCTAACAACAATGTAATTCTTGCTAACGCTTGCGTTGTGCCGAAATTTCCTTTGTTGATGAATCATCATAAAAGTAATGCTCCAAGGGGAGAATTACTTGTCTTAACGGACAAAGAAAGTGTAGGCAGAGATGATTTTCAAAGCGGAGCAGCAACGCTCGTGTATTGTACAGAAGATGAATTTTATGGAGGTTAACTATGGCACAGTTTGACCGCATCTATAAAATTACTCTAGGCGTACAAGGTTCGGACGGTGTTGTCATTGAAGCAAAGGCGAAAGAACAAGGATTAGAGATTGAGTTTGACATTGCAAAAAGTCTTGCTAAGCAAAGCAATTCCTGTTCACTGAAAATTTATAACTTGTCAAAAGCGACAGCCGATAAATTGGAAAGAGCAGATACAATCTGCATCCTTGAAGTGGGGTACAGCGAGGACGCTGGCTTGAAAAGAATATTCATCGGCTGGGTAACCGACTGTTATTCCTACATGAGCGGTTCTGACAAAGTAACAGAGATGAAGCTTTATGATGGGCACGTTGCTATCCGTGATAGTATCGTGTCCTTGTCTTACGCTAAAGATGTTAGCAGGAAGAAAGCTATTGACGATGTGGCAGCAGATATGGGACTTGTAGTAACGTATGCTGATGATTGTGAGTTTGCGACTTTTGCGAATGGTTTTTCTTTTGTTGGTGCAGGACGTGAGTGCCTTGATAAAGTGTGCGCTGGCACTGATTTAGAATGGAGTATTCAAAACAATACCTTGCAGATTATTAAGCAAGGTGGCAATACTAATGTGCAAGCTATAAAGCTTACTCCTGAAAGCGGATTAATTGGTTTTGTTGAAAAACTTCTTAAAGGTCCAACAAAAGCAGCAAAACAAAAAACAAGTAAAAAGACTACCCAACCTAAAAGGGATAAGAAAGCAGGCTGGAATGTTAAATGCCTTTTACAGCCTGTATTAAATCCTGGAGATTTGGTTTACATTGATTCGCAGAAAATAAAAGGCTGGTTTAAAATAGAAAGCTTAAAACACAACGGCTCGTATAGCGGACAGAATTGGTATACGGAGCTTGAAGTGTATGAGATTGTACCGAAGGAGTGATTAGATATGAGCCTTGATGCAACAACAGATACGCTGGAAGGATTGGAAAATCTGATGCAGCAAAAAATAGGCAATATTCACACTTGCTTGCCTGGTACAATCTTGTCATTTGATGCTTCTACTTGCCTTGCCAGCGTGAAGTCAACGCTAAAGAAATACACAGCAGATGATAGGGTGCTTGAATATCCTGTTATTGACGGCGTTCCTGTTTTTATGCCACACGCAGGAGCTGCACAGATTACTTATCCTGTAAAGCCTGGCGATAGTTGCTTAATTGTTTTTTCAGAACGCAGCATTGATGAATGGCTTGGTGCTGGAACCGATGATAACCATGATCCTCGACAATATGATTTGACTGACGGCTTTTGTTTTGTTGGAATGATGCCGTTACAGTCAATATCTGCCGAAAATGTTGAAGTTATTAACGGCGGTACGAAAATAAGCCTTACACCTGGCAACACGATTAATGTTGTCGGAAATATTAATGTTCAAGGTTCGATAACGTGCAGCGGTGACGTGCTTGGCGGTGGTATTAGTCTTATCGGACATACCCATACAGCTCCGCACGGTGAAACAAGTTCGTCGCACTGAGGTGAAAAATAATGAAAAAAGAAGAAGTTATAATAGCCTATAAAAATCAAAAAGCTGCTTGCATTGTAGCGTTTCCTACGCTGACAAGCTCGTGGACGTATTTTGTCCAGATTGAAAAAGCTATTGATAGTTATTTTAGTAATGCTGATAGTGTGTCTGATGCTGTTCGTGCTGTTATTCGTGGCGCTTATGTATCGCAGACAAAAGCGGCGTTAAAGTGCAAAGATGATGAAAAGTATGGCATTGAATACAATGCTGATGTAGGCAGTATTGATTTAACACCGTATTGGTATGCGTGGGAATGGCTGAAAGAAAATCTTGCCGATAAAATCAGATATACTACATCTGAAGCATCGACACAGGCAGAAGGCAGTGCTGGCGAAAAGATTATTGATGCTGAACAGCCGGAGTTTGATGCTATTGTTAAAGATATTTCGGCAGCTAGGGTTACTGAAGCTGCGCATATTAATGATTATGCGGAATCATTTTGGCAAGGTAACAGCAAAATGGATTTCGTTTGCCTTGTAGAGGATAGAGGTAATGTTGTAAAAATACCCAATAAAAAAGCGATTGTTGAAAAGCTTTATATTGATTGTGGTTTGCTTACACAAATTCAAGAGAACGGCTTGGATATATATGTTCCTAGTTATTTAGGAGGTGGCGGCAATGCTTGACCTTGCTTTAAACGCAAAGACACATGACATTGCACTTAATGGAGATGTAATGTTTATTGATGATGTTGAGCGTGTAGCACAGCAGATAAAAATACAGTTGCTTACTTTTCTTGGCGAATGGTTTTTAGACGTTACGCATGGCGTACCTTATCTCGAATATGTGCTTGTAAAAAATCCTAACTTTACGCTGATCAGAGAGCTTTTCCGTGAACAGATTTTAAAGGTTGACGGAGTGAGTAATTTAGTCAGCATTGATATTGATTTTGAATCTACTACACGAAAAATGTTATTGAGCTATGAAGCGGAAAGTGAATACGGCATGATTGTAAGGAAGGAGGTTTTAGGCTATGGAGTACGGAGTAACAGTTAACGGTTTTGTTAGAAAGCGTTTGCCGGAGATTCGAGAAGATATTTTTAAAAGCTTGGAGCAAAATTTAGGCTCGACAGTTAGCCGTCAGCCTAACAGCATGATAGGCGTTCTCGTTGGTGTGTATGCTGCTGAGATTGACCGAATGTGGCAGCTTTTAGAGCGTGATTATTATGACCGCTCGCCGATTAGTGCCAGCGAAGGCAGTTTAGATAATACGCTTGCTTACACCAATGTGCAGCGCAAGAAAGCTCAGGCAAGCTATCTTTATGCTGTTTGTTATGGACGCAGCGGAATGGTTCTTCCTGCTAACTGCCAGATTAAAGATGTTTCCGGCTACAAATGGAATATTATCGAAGAAAGCACGATCACTCTTAATGACTGCGTGCATGTAACGCTTGAAGTTGAAACACCGACTAAAGGAAAGGTTTACAGTGTGCAGTTTGATAATGATGCAGTCATAAAATATACAGCGCAAAAAAATGATACTGCGTTGATTGTAGCTGTTGCCTTGGCTTCTCAGAGCGTTGAAAAGTGGCAAGGCAGTATTGTTGAAGGTAAGCTGGTTTTTGAACGCTCCGACAGGCGATATGGAGCTGTGGTTGTGCCTAACGAATCATTTGTAGTAACGCAGGTTGGAAGTCCTATTCGTTTTGATTGTGAGAAATACGGAGAAATCGAACCTTTGCTAAATAGCGTGAATTATATCAACACAAATTATGACGGCTGGTTTTCTGTTAGCAACGAATCTGAAACATATGTAGGTCGTGACTATGAAACAGCATCCGAAGTTCGTCAGCGGTATGCGTCTGCTGTGTTCAGAAACAGCATAGGAATGAAAGAAAGTATTAAGGCTGCCTTGCTGGAATTGCAGGATGTTACCAGCGTAACTATTTATGAAAACCGCACTGATGAAACAGTTGATGGCTTAAAACCTCATTCTTTCCAGGCTATTGTTTTCGGTGGTGATGAAGAAGCTATTGCTCGCACTATCTTAAATGTTGCACCTTTAGGCATTGATACAAACGGCGATATTTGCGTTCGCATTGAGGACAGCGAGGGTGCAGAGCAAGATGTATGCTTTAGCCGTCCGCACGAGGTACAGATTTATGTCAAAGTTATTATTAAAGAATATAATGAAGAAATTTTACCTGGTGATGCAATCGACAAAATTAAAAATATCGTTGTCGAACAGATTGGCAAGCTGTCGATGGGTAATGATGTTATTTATCAGCGTTTGCTTGGTCCTATTTACAGCGGTGTTGACGGTATTAGCTATATTGAGTGCAGCGTGTCTAAAGACGGTCAAACGTATAAGCAGGAAAACATTTCGGTTGAACGTAGTGAGCTAGCAGTAACAAAGCTTGCTAATGTTACTGTAGCTTTGGAGTTGTAACCATGACTACAAGCGAAAGAATGTATAACCATTTGTTAAGTCAGTTTTGCAACAAGCCTAACATTAAAGCTTTTCTTAATGCCGTTGGAAATGAACTCGACAGCATAGATAAAGTAAGGGAGCAGATAAGGACACAGATATGGCCAGATACGGCAGTTGGTAAGCAGCTTGATATGTGCGGTGAAGTCGCTGATATTACTCGCCGTGTTGAAAATGCTATTGCAATGGATTTTTTTGGTTTTCCTGATCATGGCAACATGGGATTCGGGCAAGCTCCGTTTAGACGTATGTATGATAATTATCTTACATCCAGCGACTTAAACGACCGTTATTACCGTCTTGCTGTTATCTCGAAGATTGAGAAAAATACGACGGACTGCTCTCGCGTTAGCACTATACACAGCATAAAGAAAGTTTTTGGTGTTGAACGTATTTCTGCTGTAAATGCCGGTAATGCCAAAATGCGTATAGGAATAGGACGTTTAGTAACAAGTCAAGAAAGCCGCTTGATTGATGCACTGAACCTTATTATCCGTGGCGCAGGTATTGGCGTGATTTATGTCTATTCTTTTGATGCTACAAATACGTTCGGCTTTAGTAGAAGCGGAGAAAATCCTTATAGATTTAAAGGATTTAATCAAGGAACATTCGCAAGGATTATAAAGGTGAAAGGGGGACTTGTTGAATAATGGTAATGAAACAGCCTACTTTTGATTTAATTTTTGGCAGCAGCGCAAGCGTTGGTGAGATGATTGATTCTTGGCCTGAGCTTGATTACCTGCGTGGTTGGGGGTATCTTGACAAAGGAGAAGCGCCGCCACTTGAATACTTCAATAAATTACAAAATGTGAGCGATTTAAAAAGTCAGTACCTTTTTAACAGTTTAAACATTCGCAAAAACAATACATCTTATGTTAATGGCGACATCGTATTGTCACCTAACTTGCCTAAAAGTCTTGTCTTAGCATGTACTGTTGGCGGTGACACAGCTGTGAGTGAGCCAGATTTTCGAGAGGCTGTACTCGGAACAACTTATAATGATGGCTCAGTGACATGGGAAGTTATTCCAAGAGCTTACAAGCTAAAGACGGCAACCGAAGCTGAAATTCAGAATTTGATTACAAAGGAGCTGGCATAATGGCTAACTTGCAAAAATTAATTGATCTTGACGGATTAAGCTATTTTTTAGGACAGATTAAAGCTAAATTTGTTCGTTCCGTAAATAATATAAAACCTGATTCTAGTGGCAATATTAATATCGCTAATATGACAGGTGCAACATATTACAGTTCTGGTAAAGCAGGACTTGCGCCAATTCCGGCGGCAGGAAAGCAGGATATGGCGTTATGCGGCGATGCTACATATAAAGTTCTTCCTATTGCTGGTGGCGGTACAGGACAAACTACCGTTGCTGGTATTCGTTATGTTTTGGGTTTAGGTAACACAAATGGAGCATTGCCTATTGCTAATGGCGGTACCGGAGCTACAACTGCCGAAGCTGCAAGAGCTAATTTAGGTATCGACGCAGCTATTGCGGAAGCAAAAACAGTTTTGAAGGTGTGGTGACACTATGTTTATAGCAATCTATAAAGGTGAAATGTGTCTAGCCAAACATGGTGGCAAGGATTGTTGTTTCGCTTACCAAAAAAGCACCTATGCCCTTCTTACCATAAAACTTCCTAATGGTAGTGTTTTGGCAAGTAAAACCGTAAAAATTAATGGCACAAATTATTCCACTGATTCAAGCGGTAGAATTGCTCTGTTTGGAAATTATGGTGATGTATTGAAATGCAACTTTAGCTATGATTATGGTTCAGATACGTACATCGGAACAGCAGAAATTGTATTTGGCATCAACTATACTATTAACCTAGTGCTTAACACTGTTACCTTAACTGTTCGGCGTTACGAAACAAGCTACCAAACTCTTACCACTATTTACAACGGCAGAACCTATAATAATGAGGTAACTTTAAAAGTTGTTAAAGGTTCAAGTGTAAGGGTATACAGTGGAGGTAGTTGGGACTATACAGGTTCTATTATAGTCAACGGCACAGATAGTGGTAAAACAGATTACACCTTTACAGTGATTACAGATACCACTGTAACTACTTCTCAACCATATGATGATTCTAGTTGTGGAAGTGAAGGTGGCTGTGGTGGAGGTGAAGCTTAATGGCTGATATAACACAAATACGGAATATGTATTTAATGCTCGGTACTTCTTGCAATATGACCTGTAGACACTGTAGCCAAATTCCTGTTAAAGGTAAGAAAGTACAAAAGCAGGAATGTTCTGTTGCCGTATTAAACTTCATTAAGCAATGGGATAACGAACGAACTAGACCTAAAACATTATGGTTTTGGGGAGGTGAGCCTCTGTTATATTTAAAAACAATCAAGGGTATTGTAGAACAGCTAAGGGGTACGGACATAAGGTTTGGTATATTTACCAACGGACTGTTGCTAACCGAAGAAGTCGTCGGGTATTTAAATGAGCATGGCTTTTTGGTGATTATGAGTTATGACGCTCCTAATCCTGTAGCAGTACGGAGCAAAGCACCTAGTGAAGAAAACATTAAATGTTTTTTGTCTATCAAGGACAGAATAATCAACATGGTTTTCAGTGCGATAAATGACGATATAGAAGCAGGATTAAAAGTCATTCAATCAAAATTTCCCAATACTCCAATGAGCATTGGAATTATGCAAGTAATGAGCGATATTCCCGAAGATACATACGATTATAAGGACAATGCAATTAGGGACAATATTTTCAAAATGGCTAAAGCAGTAAAGGACGGGAACGACCCATACGGAAGCTGTTGGAAGTTACTAGGACGTTTAATCAAGCGTTGGAGAGGGTTTAACAAAACAAGATGGTTGGAAGAGCCTTATCCACCCTGTCTTTCTGGATTAATAATATTCTCTGTTGACTTAAACGGTAATGTTTTCTCGTGTCATAATGCAGGTGTAGTCGCGGGAAAAATCACAGAGCCATACGAAAACTTAGTGAAAAAGCAACTTCAAATGTGGAAACGCTTACAACCGACAAGATGTAGGACGTGTGAACATTTAGATATTTGCCACAGCCGTTGTCCTGTAGCTATGAAAACCAATGATGGTGGAGAGTATGTACAATGTAAATTCATGCGTGAATTATGGCGTGCCGTAAAAGATGCGGCAACAGAATATGATTTATAGGAGGTAAACTATGGTTACACAAACACCATTAAATATTATTAATGTCTTTCCTAGTGAAGCAAGCTACGAGAGCAACAAAGGAAGTTTAGGTGCAAATGAAATTTCTTTAGTTTCAGGAGTAGGTGTTATTTTAGCATCATACACTTCTGGCACATCATGGTATAAAAAATACTCTAACGGTTGGGTAGAACAGGGCGGGACATTTACATCACTGTATAACCAAGCTGTTACGTTAATTGTTCCTATGAAGGATACCAACTATACTATTCTGACTTCAAAAACAAGCATGGGGTCTGCTGTTGTTATTGTAGATACAGTAACTACTACATCATTTAATGTTCTTGGACGTGGTCAAGGTGGTTCGGGATTTGGTGAAAGTGTATCAGGATATTGGTATGTTGCCGGATGGGGGCGTAAATAAAATGATAGGAACTAAGTTTTTTAAAGAGAATTTTGATGGAAAAAATTATGCAGATGCTGCTCAATGGTGTAATGCCAATGGCGCAACCATTGAGGATAAAGGTGAATACTACGAGGTAGTAGAAATTCCTGCTCAAACATTTAACGAATTTAAAATTATAAAGCTTACACAAATTGACGAATGGACAGCAGCGAAAATAACAGGAGGTTTTGTCAGCAGTGCCAGCGGCGAGCCTGTGCGTTATGACAGTGATGTAGATACGCAACTGACCATGCAAGGCATTGCTCTTAATGTAAATTCAGAGCAGTTTGCTGAAAAATATTCCATCGGTTGCCCTGTTCGTGGTTATAAAGGCGAAGAAAAAGAAAAGACAATTCAATATCTTAGTGCTAGTCAGGTGTTACAGTGGATGGCTGACTTAAGCATGCATATAGGAGATTGCAAACAAGCAGGCTGGAAAAAACAGGCTGAAGTAGAAGCTTGCAAAACCGTTTTCGAACTCAATAATATAGAATTGTAAGAGGTGATAGTGGTGTTTAAAGTTGATGACAACAATATCAGAATGATTAGAGGTGATAGCGGTGTTTTTAACATTAGCATCACCGATATTAACGGCAGGAATGTTGAACTGACTGACAGCGATGTATTAACATTTACGCTTCGGCGCACAGCACGTAACTCGACTATCGTTCTGCAAAAAGTTATCGTTAATGGTGAGCTTGATATTAAGCCAGCAGATACTGAAGGGTTAGCGTTTGGAGCTTATGTATATGACGTTGAGCTTCGCCGCACTGATGGCTACGTTGATACAGTTATTCCGCCGCATGAGTTCCTCTTAATGGAGGAGGTGACATACTAATGAGGTTACATGGTACGCTGACGGCTGCGAAAGGTGAGCTGCATGGCAATTTGTCACCGAACAAAGGTAACCTACATGGGATATTGTCAGCACGGAGTATCGGTGCTGATATTTATGACGGAGCTTATACGGTACACTCCGAAGCTCATGAAGTGCAGATATTGCCGACGGCAAACAAACAATTAACAAAAAATATTACTGTCGAAAAAATTCCATATTTTGAAACGTCTAATTTGTCTGATGGAATTACGGCATACATAGGAAGTGAGGTCGAAGTAAATTATGGCTGAAAAAAACATCTCTAAAGTAGTGTATGGAGGAAAAACATTAATCGACTTAACCGCTGATACTGTTACAGCAGATAAGATATTGAGCACATATACTGCTCACGATAAAAGTGGTGCGCCGATTGTAGGTACGTGTACTTTTAACGCCGACACATCCGACGCGACAGCGGCAGGTGCAGAAATTCTCGCCGGAAAGACAGCCTATGTCAATGGCGTAAAAATTACAGGCGAGATGAAGAACAATGGCGCTGTTAGCGGCGTGATTAGCAAAAAAGCTGATAGCTACACCGTGCCTATTGGTTACCATGACGGCGCAGGCAGGGTAGCGATCAGTACCACGGAGCAGGCTAAAATTATTGCAACCAACATCAGGGCAGGCGTATCCATCTTAGGTGTAACAGGTACGATGAGCGGCACAGAGAGTGTCAAGGTACAAGCTAAAACTGTTACGCCGACCACGACACAGCAAACCGTGTTGCCTGACAGCAGTCAAGGTTTTAACTATTTGTCGCAGGTAACAGTCAACGCTATTCCATATAATGAGAGCGATAATGCTCAGGGTGGGAAAACCGTTACCATAGGCTAAGGAGTGTAAAAAATGGCAGTGAATAAAGTTATTTATGACGGCAACACCTTGGTAGACCTTACCGGTGATACCGTCACCGCTACCGATTTAGCAGACGGAGTAAAAGCAACAGGTGCAGACGGCAACCCTATTGTAGGCCTGATGCAAAAGGTTACCATTGATGCTGAGCTGTCGACAACCAGTACCAATCCAGTGCAGAATAAGGTTATCAAGGCGGCATTGGATGGCAAAATTAATAAAACCGATAAAATATACGAGGCTAACCTTGAATGGGGCGGACGGGACATTGCCGGTGGTTATAGTCCTATCGACGGAGCTATGATTTCCAATTTAGGAGCTAATCGTTTTGCGTTTGGCAAGGTTGAGGGCATTACAGTTGAATACAGTGAGGATGCTGGAGAAACATGGGTTGAATACCCTTTGACAGATACTGCAAAAGTTAGATTGTTTTCAGTAGGCGGTAATTATCTGTATGCTGGTGGTGAAAAGAGTCGCACACCCTCTGTAAATGATATGATACGTGTTACCATAGACAGTGATGCGTTTGGCACGTATACTGCTTTAAATAAATTTGCTATCGAAATATCTTCAGGGGGCAATAGAGGCTGTTATTGTACAATCGACGCTTCTTTGGAATCATCCCCAACGGCATTTAAGGTGTTTGCGGATAAAGTACCGATTGAAGGTTGGAATGGATACAACATCATTAATACGCAAAGTTTTGAAACTTATGGCAACCAACCGTCAAGGCAGTATGGTACTATTAGATTTACGTTCGGTTGCACTACGGTTAACACCACCTACAAAGGATTAGCTATTGCAAAAATTATGGGTTTTGGTGGTGTCGGATGGAATACTCCGAGCAACATGGCTAAAAATGGACATTTGTACGGATACAATGAGAAGCAGGAGGCTGTATTCCCCGCTTCCATTACTGCCCCTAACTTTATCGGTAAGGTAAACGGCTACACTATTAGCACATCTGTCCCTGGCAACGCTAAATTTACGGATACAGTCTACACGCACCCTGCTACACATCCTGCCAGCATGATTACAGGGTTGTCGACGGTGGCAACAAGTGGCAGCTATAATGACCTTACGGATAAGCCAACCATACCTGCATCAGCCACGGTGGACAGCGAGCTTTCATCTACATCGGTTAATCCGGTGCAAAACAAAGTTATCAATGCTGCACTTAACAGTAAAGCTGATAGCAGCGCATTGAGTGCTTATCTGCCGTTGACAGGTGGAACGTGTACAGGCAGTGTGAGTGCGCCGAATTTTCAAACAGGTGCAGCGGCAGACAACTACTTCCAATGCCGAAGATTTAGGGGCGAGGGTGATGCTAACTCATATTACCATGCCATAGATTTTGGCTATTCTGGCCATGACAGCGTGGACTTTTATGAATATGATGCAAACTGGAATTTTTATCAATGCGCAACAGGTACAAAGGATGGGGCTGTTTTAGTTGGAAATATCAATGGAAACGGCTGGAATGGTAGCGCACGTTTGAGCGGTACACCGACAGCACCTACTGCAACCGCAGAAACAAATAATACCCAAATTGCTACAACTGCATTTGTACATTCAGCTATCCCTACAAACGTATCATCATTTACTAATGATGCAGGTTATCTGACGCAACATCAATCGTTGGACGGCTATGTCAAGAGTGTTAATGGCACAAAACCCGACGGCACTGGTAACGTAAATATCTCTGTTAGTGGCGGTGGTGGCGTAAGCCTGTCTACGCAGAACACATGGACAGCACAACAAAACTTCCAAAGCTTAAAATTTGACTTTGAAAAGTATACAACACCACGTAGCAGCGGAGCGTATGATGCACCTCATAAAACAACGGCGTGCTATAATGCAACTGGTGCATTTACTTTGAATGTGTCAAATTTGATAGCAGCCTTAAATGTGGGAGAATCTACGCTGTTTACTGCTTACATAACTTCTTCCTCTTCTTATTCGTTAAGCATTACTAATGCTGGCACATTGAAGTATGTTGGCGCTGCTTCTGATTTAGCGATAACTGCTAGCGGTTTACTGCTGAATATATTAATTGTGAAAGAGTCGAGCGGTACAATTACGAGCATTGTACAGGCTACTAAATTAGCATGAGGTGATTGAATGAGTATTAATCGTATCTTAATGAAACCTCAAAGTAGCGATGTAGATAATGCGCTCATTATGACTATGGGACAAGCAAGTGCGCAATATGGCTACAGCCGTTATAATAATGCTACTTATGGTGAAGTCGAAGGTAATGTGAAACATGATGGCAAGGCGGTTACTCTTGTTATGCTAAGCTATTATGGAGGTTGGCTTGATTTTGCTTTCAATGTCGAGGGTGTCACTGGGGGTAAATACAATGTTACTGTTAAAGTGACATCGGTGGAATCAAATATGGGTGTGACTATTGAATTTCCAAATATTCAGTATCAGAGCTATGTTCCCGGCTTTTATGAATATACAAATGATTTACCTTCGGGAGTTGCTACTATGTTTAATGGTAAAAACGTAGGCAAAAAGTACAAAGTCGAAATAGTATTTAATTAAGGCGGTGATTTGATGAATACAACCTATACATATAAAGAACAGGCCTACTCTAGCTTATACGAGCTTTCCGAGGCGTTAGGCAAAGACGGTGTGTTTATCCCGCTGTCTATCAACGACGAATCCTTAGCAGAATTAGGCGTAACTGTTACACATGAAGAAGAGCCGATTGAAAACGTAAAACAGCAGAAAATCTTGGAGTTAAAGCGTCAACGTGATGTTTCGGAGGTTGAGCCAATCGAATACGGCGGCAACAGCTATGATTACGATGAGAAAGCAAGGGATAGAATCAATGCAGCTATTATTGCGTTGGAACTGCAAGGCGAAGGAGCCACAATAGAGTGGACAACGGCCGATAATGCTGATACGCCAGTAACGGCTAATGATTTAAAGATGATTATTGCTGCTGTAGCAGTGCGCTCAAACAAGCTGCATACTGCATATCGTATAGCAAAAGAAAATGTTGAGGCAGCGACAACGGCAACAGAAGTGGAAGCCGTGGCGTTTGAAATTTAATTTATAGGAGTGTAGCGAAATGGTGGAACAATCTTTGGATGCTGCGTTAAACTCTATTATTAACGTTATATCCGGTTGCGTAATAACGCTGCTTATTACGATGTACAGACAAAAGAAAAAACAAAATGATGCTTTAAAAGCAGGACTGCAAGCTTTATTACGTGACAGAATTATCCAGGCTTATAATCATTATGTTCAGGATAAAGGTTGGATACCAATCTACGCAAAAGAAAGCATAGATGCCTGCTACAAGAGCTACGAAGCTCTTGGCGACAATGGCGTAATCGACAATCTTATGCAACAGATTAATGAATTACAGAACTATCCGCCGAAGAACAGAGGTGAAGAAGATGCGTAAATTAATTAACATGTTAAAGAAGAATGATAATGCTTATAGCGTGGGCAGAATCTGTGCCGTTATAGGCTTTGCCGTTTGGGTATTGGTTACTTTATGGCTTGCCTTTTTTGCCAGAACTTGGGGCAACTATGAGAGCTGCACGCTTGGCATGGTGGCACTGCTTCTGGTCCAACTTGGCAATAAAGCTATTGAAACAAGGATGTTTAAGGTGAGAAGTGAGGAACGAAATAATGAGCGATTGGAATAAAGCGTTAGCGACAGAGATTGCAAAAGGATTAATTAATACAGGAATTGAAGGTGGCTATGACAGCGTGGCAAAAAGCACTGCATATGATTATCCGTCAATCGGTGTCAGCCAATGGGAAGGGAATAGAGCAAATGAGCTGCTGAGAGCTATCCCCGGCGGCGCAGAGTATGCAGACCGCACTTACATTGATATTAAGGCAAGCGGCGAACTGCCGATGCTGAAAGAACTTTTAAGAAGTGAAGCAGGGCAGCAGGCACAATTAGAACAGTTATCCCGTGACTGCCTGCAATACGTCGAAGTGCTTCAGCAGGTGCCGACGTTGGACGATACACGTTGCATTATCTATGCCGGAATGTGGTGCCCTACATCTACTTGGGTAGTTAAGCGCTTTTTGGCTAACAGATATATGCACGTTGACCTGCGCAGTCTGGAAGCACTCTATAAACTGTTTAAAAACTACTACTGGGTTGCCGCCGATGTTGGCGAGATGTATAGAGCAGGTTATGCCAACAGAGCGCAAACTACTTATGAGTATGTTGCTGGCATTGATTTGACAACACCATACGGCGTTCCTGCTTATGGTGAAGCTGGCAATGGAAGATGATTTAAAGCTCATGCTTTAGATATAGTCACCGACAAGAGGTTTAGTTATTCTCTCCTATACGTGTAGCATTTTCTGGTAATTTTTTGTGTAATAGTCGGTGACACATTTATAATGATTGGAGGTGATACGATGGAAGAACTGAAAGCATTTGTTATTGACAAGAAATTTGTTATTGGTCTTGTTGCAGGTTTTGTACTGGGTGCGTTGCATCATTATTTTGCACTCTAAAATCATTCTGAATATCTATCTTACAAGTAGGCTATAATTTAACGGTTTTGGGCAAAAATCACACACAAATTGCATCGTCTACAAGCGTTTTAAAAATAGTGCCGCTCATGATTTATCGTGTCGGAACCTAAAATCGCTTGTAGGCGAAATTTGTGCGTCTGACGAGGTTTATTATATTTTACAAATATCAGTATTGCTAAGAGGTTATAATGGAGAATGAGAAAACAAGCAAAACTAAAATTGTCGTTGCTTTTGTCGCTGGTGTGTGTGTTGCTTGCGGTATTTATGCCGCTCAACGCTTCGGCTGGATCACCCCGGTATTCGGACGATGTGACAGAATATATTCTGACGGAAAGTCAATATCAGAAGTTAAGCAACAACTTGACGGAGCTAAAGACAATCAACGAGAATTACAAAAAACTGCTGATGCAATCGAAGGGACAGTTGGGAACATCCGACAAGAAGTTAGCGGAGCTAGAGAAGAAGTCGGACGAGCTGAACAGTCTTTGTCTGACGCTGAAAATCAAAGTCAAAGAGCAGGAGAGCTTATTGACGAGTGTCAATCAATCCTTAGCGGAGCTAGAAAAAGAGTACAAGCTAAAACAGAAGCGAATTAAAAAACAGCGCAATATAGCATACATAATAGCAGGATGCGCACTGTATGCTGCAATGAAGAATTAAGGCAAAACGAAATGTCTACCTATGATGTGCAACGTTTGTTTTTTCTTATGCTGTTGCTAGATAAATTCCCTTGTGTTATAATTATATTGTCAATAAAATCTTTATACTTAAAACTGTTGATTGGTGGATTTCATTCGATATCCATAAAAGCGTTCTGTATAATGCAGGACGCTTTTGTTTTATTTAAATTGTTTAGTGACTGCCTGTTTGTTGGCGTGATATAATATATCAAATAGATATATTATATGAGGTGATAGGATGAATGATAACGAAAATGTTAAGCAGGAAGTTTTGCCTGCTGGTATGGTAACAATGCTGTTTGCTGAAAACAAAAGAATTATTGATAAGCAGTTTTATATCATGGCTGGAATGTTGTTCGCTAACATTGGTCTGATTGCGCTGCTTGCTTATGTTTTGAAAAGGTGATCTAATGAAAGAGCTGCAAAAGAGCGTAAGAACCTGGCTGACAGAAAGTTCCAGACGCTCATTTTATGCAGTGCTTCAAGAAGCGAAAATAACGCCTAGACAAATGCAAATCTGTGAGATGAAATTTGTTGAAGGCAAGATGAATTATCAAATCGCAATGGAGCTAAACATCTCCACTAAAACTGTTGACCGAGAAATAAGCACTGCTTACAAAGCTATTAATCGAGTGCTAATGTGATAATACAGCCATCTAAAAGGTTACATTTTGTAACAGTTTAGATGGCTGTATTTTTTTTGCCCATTTTTATTAAATGTCTGTTTTTGTAGGCTTTTTTGTCTGTTTGTTTAGGGATTTTTTATATTACGCTCATTTAAAATATAGGTGAGGTGATAAGAATGTACGGACAATATGGACCTTATAACCCTTATGCCGGGGCGACACAGCAAATGCAGCAACGGCTGAATTATTTGCAACAACAGCAACAAATGTATCAACCTGCATATCAGCAATCTATGCAGCAAGCTCCGGTACAACTAAAAGGAAGGATAGTTACAAGCATCGATGAAGCAAAAGCAGCTCAGGTTGATCTTGACGGAAGCAGTACATATTTCCCGGCTCCTGCTGAAGGAAAGGTTTATGAAAAGCTTATAGGCATGGACGGCTTACCTGTATTTAGGGTATATACCTTGCAGGAAAGCGGAGGGCAAAAACAACCTGTATATGCTGACAATAATGTTGTTATAGCCTTGCAACGAAGAATCGAAAAGCTTGAAGAGCAGATTGGAGGAATGACGAATGATGAACATATTTCAGATGATGCAGATGGTGCAGCAGGCAGGAAACCCAATGGGACTAATGCAGCAGTTCGCAGGACAAAATCCGCTAATGAGTAGGGCAATGCAGATGGGGCAAGGAAAGTCACCTGAACAGATTCAAAATATTGTAAGGAATCTTGCCAAACAAAAAGGCATGAATGATGAACAGCTTAATCAGTTTTTAAATCAATTTGGCTTAAAGCTTCAATAGGCGCGCAATGAAGCTTTGCATATATTTCTCGGAGGTGAAAAAATTATGGAAGGTACAAACATTGTTCCGGTAATGGATATGAATCGAAACAACAACTATGGTGACTGCTGGGGCGGCGGTATGTGGTTTATGTGGATTATTGTCCTGTTTGCTCTTATGGGTGGCTGGGGCGGTAATTGGAATAACCGTGGTAACATGGGTGCTGAAATTTTTGCTAATGGCAGTATGACACGTGATCAGATTGCAGACCAATTTTCCATGCAGGATATTAAAGACGGTATTCGTGGTGTTCAGAATGGCTTATGTGATGGTTTTTATGCTCAGAACAGCACTATGCTGAATGGTTTTAACGGTGTTCAGCGAGACATTATGCAGACTGGTTATCAGCTCGGCAGCGAGATTGCACAAAATCGTTTCGCCGCTCAGCAATGCTGCTGCGAGCAAAAACAAGCTATTGCTTCTCTTGGTTACGAAACTAACCGAAATATTGACACAGTACGTTACGAAAATGCACAAAATACTTGTGCTATCGTAAACGCCGTCAAAGAGGACGGAGAAAAGACCAGGGCAATTATGGTAGCTAATCAGATTCAAGATTTGAGAGATAAACTTGCAGATAGAGATAGGGATTTGCAGACCGCTAATTTCCAATTATCTCAACAGGCTCAGAGTGCAAACCTTATCGGTACGCTGAGACCTTATCCTCAACCTGCTTATATTACGTCTAGTCCGTATCAAAGTGTCGCTGCCAATGTAGCTGGTGCTTGTGGCTGCGCTTATAATGTAGGCTAAAAATAAGTTATGTGCATTAACTGCACTGTATTAGGGACGGTGCGCGCCGTCCCTATTGCTTTAAAAAACGATAAAATTTAAAGGTATCAAGAAAATACCTTGATTGCGTAAAGAGGTGAAAATAAATGATTTGCTACGAAAAATCTTCTTTGAACGCTGCTGCTGTGGCAGCTCAATCTGTTGCAGCTAATGCTTTTGTTAGCTTTCCTATTAATAATCTTCTGACTGGCGTTGCTATTAAACATCCTGCTGGCAGCTCTAGTGTTAGCCTTATCCGTGGTTTATACCTTGTTAGTGTAAATGCTGATGTTGTTCCTGCTGCTGCTGGCAATGTTGGCTTACAGCTTCTGAGTACCACGGAAAGCACATCTTCTGTTATTAATGGTGCGGAAAGCATTGTTACTGGCGTTGCTGACACAGCTGTGAATATTTCCTTTACTACGCTGATTCGTGTTCGTCCTTCTTGCTGTGCAGTAAACAACATAACAAGTTTACAGGTACAGGCAACGGCAGCGGCAACAATTAACAGGGCAGCTATTAGCGTGGTTAAACTTGCGTAAGGAGGTGTAGTTATGCACTCCTATAAAGAGTATTGGAACAAGATTATAGGTGATGATACAAAAGAGAGAGCAATGGAAGAAATTGTTTGCAGTGCATTAGAAAAGCTTAAGATGCATTGCCCAGACCTTTTTTATCGCACGTTGTATGACCTGCACTGCGTAGCCTATGGTCCTCACTTTGACGAAGCACTTGCAAAGCTTGCTGTTAGTAAAATGCAGAACACAGATGGCACTAATGGTGAGCATTGGACGTATGAACAGACTAACCAACTAGCAGAGCAACACAATATTAAGCATAAAGCTGATTGGTATTATGTGCTGAATATGGTGTATAGTGATTATGGTGCAGTGTTCAGCGGTGATACCGGAACACTTGTCAAGATTGCTAAAGCTTATATGTGTGACCCTGATGCTCCTAGCGGAAAAGTCCTTGACTTATGGGTAGCTCAAATGAGAGCCAAGGAAAGACAATAA